GGCTTTCACAGTGCGGGCAGCGCATCCGAAAGGCGCCGCCGCCTCGGTGGCTTCGATTGGCCTGAGGGCCGCCGAAACGGGTGTCGCGCGGTTCTGGCGCGGCAGCTTGCATCGTCATGATATTCCCCGACTGCCCCCGATTGACATCAGTATCAGTTTTCATGAAACGGCGCTCCATTTAGTTGTGCGCAAACCGCGCGCTACGTCAGCTTCTGTCGCCATCACCTGAGCCGCCGAGCTCCATCTGCAGGCTGGTCGAGAGACCGCCCGAACCGTTGAGGCTGTGACGCGCCTCGACCACCAGCCAGCCGGCGGCGTCGATCTCGGGCTTCCAGCCTGCGACGCTGACGGACTTCTCGGGGAAGATGTCGGGGCGGCCGCGCGCGAGGGTCAGGGAGAACTTGGCGGCGGCGCGCTTCAGGCGCTTGAACTCGGTGTCGGCCGCGCGTCTGGCGGTCGCCAGGCTGGCGTAGGTCCTGGGCAGCTTCTTGGCGTTGTCCTCGGCGCCGACCACCACCTTCTGGCGGGCGCCGGCAGCGCGGTCGTGCCATTCGGCGATGACGCCCGAATAGGCGTCGCGTTCGGCTTCTTCCCAATCATGGCGGTCGCCGTCGCGACGGGTGATCTGGGCCAGACCGAGATCCGCGCCGCCGGGGCTTTGGCCAGCGCCGCAAGCCATGAAGACCAGGCTCTCCGCCTTCACGGTCGAGACGGCGTCGTGCAGGCGGCCGAGGCGCGCGATCAGGGCAGCGTCGCTCTCATTGCTCTGCGCCAGGTGCGACACATCGATAGCGGCCTTCTCCGGGGCGCAGCGCAGCTGCAGGCCGTTCCGGCCGGCGATCTCGCCCAGGACAGCGCCAAGGGTGGTCTGGTTCCAGGACTGCGCCCGTCGTGTGCGAAACCCGCGCGTCAGGTCGGCCGATCGTGCGCGGATGGTCAGGACATCGGGCGTGCCGGCATGGCGTCGCTGATCGACCTTGAAGCGTCCCTTGTCGAACAGCTGGGGCGGCGCGGACGAGCCGAGGTCGCGCCAGCCCAGAGAAAGGGCGATGATTGCGCCAGTCGGGGGAACGGCCAGCTGGCCGTCGTGGTCGCTGAGCGCGATCGCCAGTTCGTCTGCATCGGCGCCGCGCTTTTCCGTCAGATCCAGGCTGATCAGGCGCGGCGTGACCTGGGCGCCGATGTCGACGCCGTCGACCACCAGACGATAGACGGCCTGACGATGAACATACTGCCCCGTCACGTCGAGGTCTCGGCGTCGGGAACCTCATCATCGACGCGTTTCAGAGACAGGGAGAAGTCGGAGATCCGGGGGACGCCATTGTCCATGATCGAGCGCTGGGTTTCGTCCAGGCTGAGAATGACGAAGGCGCCATAGACGCGGCCCGCGCCGTCGACCAGGGGCCAGGCCTCGCCGCTCTTACCCATGACGCGCAGGTCATCCAGGCTTCCGACGTCCCCGAACGCCACCGGCGCCAGCATGCCGGTCAGGGTGATGTCGTCATCGCCTTCACCGACGAACTGTCCGAGCGGTCGCGCGCCGACGCGTTCGCTGAAGGCATGGCGCCAGGTCGTGCGGCGCTGCAGCTGCTGATAGGTGAGGGTCGGCAGGTCGAAGACGAACATGCCCAAGGACATCAGGGCCATTGTCTGTGTCCTACCGCTTCGCTTCTTGAGGACATCAGTCGAACCCTCCGGGCTCGTCGCCGAACGAGCCCAGGTTGGGAGTGTTCAGGATCTCGGCCACCTTCTTTGCGATCTCGTCGGCGCTCTGCCCGGGCTGGAGGTGGCGTCAGTGTCGGTGCGGACGCCCTTCAGGAAGCGCACGGCATTGCCGGCGGCGTCCATGATCAGCTGGAGGCGGAGGTTGCGGGCCATGTGGCGGGCTCAACGGCTCTTGTCCGGCGCCGCGTTCATGCGGTTCCAGAGTTCGACGGCGCGGTCGCGCCAGCCGAGGATTTCAGTGAAGGACATGTCGGCCATCGCCGCCGGCGGCCAGTGGAAGACGGCGGCGATGTCGGCCATGGCGTCGTCTATGCTTCGAGGCCAGCTTCCGCCTTCTGGCGCTTCTGCAGCAAAAAATTGGCGATCTCTCCGGCGATCGCCGTGCAGTCCTCGGCCTCCATCGCCAGGAACTCCTGGGCGGTGATGACCGGAGAGGAGATGCGGCGGACCACCTTGGAGGCGGCGACGAGGTCCAAGTTCAGCAGATCGACCACCTTGGCCCCGGTCAGGGCGCCGCCGAGCGGCTTGCGCATCCGATGAAGCTGAAGCGCAGCCTGGCGCGCTATACCCGCAGGGGCGTCGAGGACGGGGCTTTCGTCTTCCTGTCCGGTTTCATGAAGGAGCACTGGTTCAAGAGGGGGGCGGTCTTCCACGGCATGCAGCCCTGGCTGGATCAGGAGATCTATGGCGTGCCGGAATATCTGAGCGCGCTGCAGTCGGCCTTCCTGAACGAAGGGGCGACGCTGTTCCGCCGGCGCTACTTCATCAACGGCGCCCATGCGGGGTTCATCATGTATGTCGGCGAGGGCGGGCTGAAGGAGGCCGACGCCGAGGTCATCAAGAAGTCGCTGAAGGACACCAAGGGCGTCGGGAACTTCCGTTCGATGTTCGTCCACCTGCCCAACGGCAAGAAGGATGCGATCCAGATCCTGCACCCGGGCGAGGCGTCGGCGAAGGATGAGTTCGTCGGCATCAAGAACACGACCCGCGACGACGTCCTGGCCGCGCACCGTGTCCCGCCCCAACTGCTGGGCGTCGTGCCGGCGAACGCCGGCGGCTTCGGCGACGTCGAGAAGGCGGACGAGGTCTTCTATCGCAACGAGATCCAGCCGCTGCAACAGCGGTTCTTGGCCATCAACGACTGGTTGGGGGTGGAGGTGGTTCGTTTTAAGGAGCGAGGCTCAGTCGGCAACTGACCCGGACTCTGGCGCTTTGGGCTCAGAGGCTGCTGCCTTAGCCTGAACCTTGGCTAGGTCGTTTTGATCATAGGTGGCCAACGCCACTTGAATGACTATCAGAATCCCACCGGCGAGCAGAAGTGTTGAAAGGCCCGCGAACAGCCAAGCGACGGGCGCGGTGTTCTTCAAACGTTTTGGGTCTGGATTTTCGGGGTTCACAAGCGCGTAGATAATCGGAAGCGAACCCATGAACAGCAAGCCGGTCAAGAAGCACCACAGGATGTTTTCGACCTGCTGAGGCGTTGCGACCGGTGGCGGCGTTCTCATCATTGCGGTGAGCGCCGCAAATGCGCCCGCACCGTGCGCGACCGTTAGTGAGGTGAGGAAGCGTCGGAACCAGAAGTTCTGATTATCTGAAAGTGACCGAACCTGTTCGAGGCGCTTTGTTTCGGCAACTTGCGCTTCGGCTGCAGCAGTTTGGGAAAGCGCCAGCCTCTCTTGCGAGCGGGCTAAAAGAGCTTGAGCTTCTAGGGCGTCAAGGGCGATGAGGCGGTCGAATGCGGCCTCATATCGAATCCGAAAAACTGATTCGTCTGGTCGAGTATGGTCGCCACCTGCCCGATGCTTTTCAAGTTTGGCGACCAGTTCGCCGCGACGGTCTGCGATGAGGTCATCCTTCATCGATCAAGTCCATGATGCCCAAGGTCTTAAGCTGGTGTGATGCCAAGAGCCGAAGTGCTTCGGGACGGGATATGCCTGGACGTTCAACCCCGATGAAACGATCGATGGCTTCAAGAAGGCGCGGTGGCACTTTCACCATTATCGCCTTTGAGCCGACCGGGGGGCGTCCCATTTTAGATATCCGTTATTGACCGCATCCAACGTATCGGATATCCGTTAAGGCGAGTCGAAGCAAGGGTGCAACCTCGCTTCGACTCTAACCAGAACCGTCGATCATAGGAGGATCGAATGGCCCAGGCTGAGCCGAGGTCTACCACACGCCGCGCCTTTGTGGGCGCCCTTGTCGCCGCCGGTGCGACGACGCCGGTCATAGCCGCGTCCGCGTTTGACGCCGAAGCATGGCAGTTCGAGCACTGGGAGGCGGAGGTTCATCGCCTGTATGCCCAAGCCGAACTGATCGACGACACGGACATCACTGACACCTTGTTCGACCGCGCCCGCATTCTGGACGAACAAATCCGTGCCGTTCCGGCGCGCGATCGTCGGGCCGTGGCCGTCAAGGCGCGCGGCTTAGTTCGATATGCCGACGACTATGACGGACAGTTGTCCGAGGTGGCGCGCCACATCTTAGCGTTCGTCGCCGGGGGCGGCTGATGCCGCGGGGAGGGCAGTTGATCGACATAGCTGGGCAGCGGTTCGGTCGCCTCGTCGTATTGGGGTGCGTCGAACTCGATCCCGGTCAGGGATCAATTTGGCTGTGCAGGTGCGACTGCGGAAACGAAACGCGTACGGCTTCCAAGTCCCTGCGAAGAGGGCGGACGAAATCCTGCGGTTGCTATCACGCCGAAGCTGCATCGGCGCGAAAGATGCGCCATGGGGAAGCTGCTGGTGGAATCTCGCGGACCTACACCAGTTGGTACGCGGCCAAGCAGCGCTGCATGAATCCGCGTAACAAGGTCTTTTCGTTCTACGGCGGTCGCGGGATCAGCATGTGCGACCGCTGGAGGGACGATTTCGCCGCCTTCCTGAAAGACATGGGTGAACGTCCGTCAGGCAGAACGCTCGACAGAATCGACACCAACGGGAATTACGAACCGGACAATTGTCGCTGGGCTACTCCGAAGGAGCAGGCGGCCAATAGACGGGGGCGGAAACGCGATGGCGGACAAAAAGACGGCGGCTGAGCCGAAGGCGAAGTCGTGCTTCATGATCACGCCAATTGGTCAGGCTGGATCGCAAATCCGGAGACACGCTGACTGGGTATTCAAATTTGCAGTGGAACCCGTTGCGAAGGAGATGGGCTATGTCGCGACGCGAGCGGACCTTATTGCCGATCCGCTCATGATCAACGACAGCGTTTTCCAGGCGATAATGGAAGCTGACGTATGCATAGCCGACCTCTCTTTCCTAAACCCGAATGTCTTTTATGAACTCGGTGTGCGGCACGCCCTGGTGAAGCCGGTCATCCATATTGCCCACGAAGAAACGGCGTTGCCGTTCGACAATGCTGGGTATCGCACCATCATGTTCGATCTAGGCGAGCATGGTTCGATGGTGCTGCTTAGAGAAGCGATCAGCAATCAAATCGCGACCATTGAGCAAGATGGCTTCAAGCTGTCCAACCCGCTCACTCACGCTAAGGGTCGCTTGGCTCTTGCCGATAGTGGTGACTCGAAGGACCGGATTATATCGGATTTGGAAAGAAGGCTGGCGCGCCTAGAGGGGTCTCAGCGGCCGGATATAAGCTTGGGGACTTGGCGACCTGACAAGTATCTTCATGCAGAAGATGCTGCCTCTTACGAGAGCACCATAATAAATTTGGAGCAAGCGTACCATGCCTCTGTGAGTTTGGAGGGAATTTTCGATCTTGAGAACTTCACTTATGCAGTGAATGCCCTCGTTCCTTCGCGAGCGGTCACGCGGGAACAGATTAGAGTTGCTGGCGAGCGAGCGGGAGCTTCCCCAGCTCATATCGAGGGCATGCAGCACGTGTTAATCAGGCAAGGCCGAGTGAGGCCTTAACGCGCACTGAGCTAAAGCTCGCCCCTTCTCCACAACCTAGCTGAGGCTGTGGAACAAATGCGGAACAAACAGCTTGAGCCCAGCAGGCCCGGCGCCCTAGAGCGACGTCGGGTCGGTCGGCTGGTCTGGAGCTGCACCATGCAAACGAATGAAGGGCGGCAAGCGCCGCTGGTGACGAGGCCGACGCCCGACGATAGGGCGCTCGGAACATTGATGGCCATCTGGCAGCACGGCGAAGCCGCGCGCCAAGACCCGGTGCTGTTGAACATGCAGGCCAGGATCGCGGCCGAACTCGCGCGGATCTCGCCAGAGGCGGCGGCAAAGGGAAGGGCGTTGTTCGAACGGCTGGCGACGCGGGGTCGCGCGTGAGCAATGGGCTTTCGCAAATACGAGAACCGGCCGCTAGCCTATCATCTAGCCACGCCTGTTGCGATTGGAGAGATGAGGCGGCGGGGCTGGATCGTCATGGCGCGGTGCCGGACATGCCATCTGGACCTTCGCGTTGACCTGGACGTCATGATCCGGCTGAACGGCCACGACATGCTGCTGTTCGGAAAGACCTGTCGCTGTCGACGGTTGGGTTGTGGCGGTCGTATGATCTTCATGGGCGCGCCGCCCGGGCAGCAGCTTGGCTTGTTCTGGCCGCTGAACGCGGCGCCAGCCATTCAGCGAGCGTGGGATCCAGAGAGCTAGGACTCTACAGCCCGCGTTCGGCGTGAGAGGCTGCCGCCATGTGCAACAACTACCGCCTCCACGTGCCGGCGAACCAACTGGCGGAGCCGTTCGCGGCGCTCGGTCGGCCGATGGCCATGCCCTCGAGCCGGCCGAACCTGGAGCCGGGTGATTACCACATCGGCGATAGAGCGCCGATCGTGGTGGCGGGCGCGGAGGGGCCGCAGCTGGAGGTGATGTCTTGGGCGTGGAAGGCGCCGACGGGACGGCCGGTCTTCAACTTCCGATCGGACGGGCGACCTTTGCGGGCTCGACGCGCTGCCTGATCCCGGCTGACGGCTTCTACGAGTTCACCGAGCCGAAGGTGCAAGGCAAGAAGACGAAGTGGCTCTTCACCATGGCTGGCCAGCCGTGGTTCTGGATCCTGGGCATCGTCAAGGACGGAGCCTTCGCC